CAAATGATGATGGACTCTAAAGGTCAAGTTAGTGCAACAGATGTAGCAAGTAGTGGTAGAAGTATCAAACATAATTCAAAAGTTGGTGGACATGAGAATTCTGTACACTTATATGGTGAAGGACTCGATCTATCTGGATCTTCTCATCAATGGATGAGAGCAAATGGTGCTCGCTATGGATGGAAATATGGTTATGCACTAGGTCCTAATGGTGGTCACTATGATTATGTTGGAAAGGGTGCTGGTAAAACACCTATCCTCTCTCCTTTTGGCGGTAAATCATTCCCAATGTCTACGTCTACAAAGACAGATACTGGTGGTGGAGGTCGTCCTATGGTTGGAATGGATGGTGCTGGTTTTGCCAACTTCCTTAAAAATATGAATTTAAATGAAACTTTAGGAGAAGCATTTGGTGGTGGTGGAAATAATTCTGGTGGAGCTGCAGATATTCTAGGTAACCTAGGTATGATGGGTGGATCAGCAACACCTGCTAATAACTCTATGTTTAAGAGTGGTAAAACAAAAAGAAATGCCTCTACTTATGAAGAGCAAGCAAGAATTCGTAGAGTCACAGAGCAACGTAATGCAGCAAGGAGAGAAATTAACAATAGAACCACTGAGATTGTACAGATGGCATTGTCTGCTGTAGAATCATCTAATGGAAATAATCGTCTCTTTATCCAAAAAGCAGAAGCAGGTATACGTTCTTTACTAGGTGCACAAGCAGGTGGTGGATCATTTGCAAACGTTGGTGGAACAACAGGAACAGTTCTAAGAACTGCGGTTGCTGTTCTTAATTCATTTAACAATCCTTTGAGAGGTATCTTCAGTTGAGCAAAGTCATACAAGATAGAGTAGGTTCTATATCAAGATCAAATACTGGTGAAGTTGATTTTAAATTGTTCATGTACAAGAATCGTAAGAAAAAAACAACTAAACAAGGTGATGCAGATTTATCTTCATTCGTAAGAGGATTTGAAGTCTATGAAAGTATTTCTACCACTTGCATGGAAATGAGATTGATACTTGAAGATTCTGCTGGTATATTACAATCTCTTACAGGATCTGAAGAATTTGCATTACAACTTAAAACTAGCATTGTTGATAGAACTTATTTCTTTAGATCATATCAAATTGATGCAAGAGTCAGAACTAATCAAAGTAATGAAGTTTTTATTGTTGAGTGTGTTTCTGATGAATATACTAGAAATGAAGTATTGAATGTATTTGGTAATTCTGAGACTATATTTAGTAATAAAACTGAAGCTACTGAAATCATTAAAACTTTAATGGGTAAAAAATATATCAATTCTGCTAAAAAACTATACTTAGAAAAAACTTTAAATAAACAAACTTTTATATCTCCTAATTGGAGACCTTTTGATTTAATTTATTGGATGTCACAACGAAGTATTCGTAAGTCTGGTAAAGGTAAACAATTACAAAATGGTTTTGCCTTTTTTGAAAATGCATTAGGATTTCATTATAAGTCTATAGACAGTATGATCAATCTTGCTAATAAGCAAAAAAATAAACCTACTAATCCAAATACTGAAATGGGTGATGTAAAAATGTATACTTACACTTATACACCTAAAGCATTTACTAATCCATCTGAAGCTCAGTTTAGTATTACTGGCGTATCATTTCCTAAAGAGAGAAACTTTTTAATGGGACTAAGACATGGTAATTTTGCAGGATATAGCGTAGGATTCGATCCCACATTTATTACTAGGTCTAGATTTGGAAGTAGCACTGACTTGTCTGCAGATTCTTACAAATATAAAATTAAAGATTTATGGGGTAAGATGGAGCATATGAGTGGTAGTGGAGCAAAAAATCCTAATCAACTTCTTGATGAAGAAATTAGAGAATATGTTAATACTCCTAAACGTGTTAGATATGAAATGATTCCTAATCAAATATTTGATCCTAAATTTAAAAATAATCCTCAAAGAAATTATGAACAAATAGTAGAACTCCAAGCATATCAATGGATGCGTATAGATTCCTTAAAGAATGTTCAACTTGTTGTAAACATTCCTGGTAATTTAGATTTGTATGCTGGTTGCGGAGTTAATATTGTTATTCCCTCAAATACAAAGGGTGCTGGTGGCACAAAAGTTGACAAAAAGTATAGTGGACGTTATATTATAGGAGCAGTCTCGCATAAAACTTCAGGATCATCTCTAGTAACAGAGTTAAATCTCCTGAAAGACAGTATGCAAGTATAAATAGTTCTGTATCAACGAGGTACTAAAATGAAAAGTATAGAAGACCATATCGAAGCAGATAAGGCAATCATAGATGATCCATTAGCAAATCCTGCAGCACGCAGACATGCTAAAGTAGAACTACATGATCTAGTGGATTACGCAGAACATCATAAGAAAGAGATTGAAGCAGGAGATCATCATGATCCTAATGCACTTGAACTATGGTGTGATCAGAATCCAGAAGAGCCAGAATGCTTAGTGTATGACGATTGACTTTAGTGATGCACTTTTAGGTCATTGGACAAATAGATACCAAGCACAATCTAATCCTTTAGGATTTGCCTCTGTAGAATTAGAATGGGGTATAGACTATAGTGATGTAGATCAAACTTGGTATACTTCAAAAAATTATTACAGAAAAGAGGGTCCCAACAAACCTTATCGTAGTGGGAGACATAAAATGTCTCTTATAAGGGAGGACTCTTTTTTAATGGAAAATTATAGTGAAGATGGAACTAAAAGACAAGGATGCGACATGCTATTTGTCGAATATGACAATAGATGGGAAGGTAGATTATTTGCAGAAGGGCAATGTGTCATGGGTGGTGCTATAGTTAGTTCTCAAATAATACTATTTGGAGATGAGTTACATAGTGCAGATCAAGGACGAGACAAGGAAGGTAACCTAGTTTGGGGTAGTGACCATTTTTACAAGTTCACTAGACTTGCTAAATACTAAGAAACATCGTGTGAAGAATGGCAGCGACTATTGATGGTATTATTAATGAACCCACGGTCAATTTCGTAGGTAAAGACGGGTTTTTCTGGTGGGTTGGTGAAGTAGAAGACAACGAAGATCCTATGGAACTTGGTCGAGTAAAGACTAGGATTCTGGGATACTATACTAATGTACAGGGAGGAACGACGGCTGATCTTCCTACTGACAAACTACCTTGGGCAACAGTATTACAACATACATCACAACCAGGTAATGATGGACAAGGTGAGAGTTCTGGACAACTTCAACCTGGTGCTATTGTTATGGGTTTCTTCATGGATGGAGAGAACGCACAGATGCCTATAGTTATTGGTGTACTGCGTGTAACTAAATCTTCCGACACTAAAACCAAACAACAATTTGCTTTCACAGGTGAAAAATTTGAGGATGGTGTTGGTGTTAACCATGCTGCTAAACATCCTACAAACGTAAATGATTCACTAGCAACATCACAAGGTGAAGGATATTTACGTCAAGGTGATACTAACGCAGTTGCGTTGCCAGGTATGAAGACTACAAGTCCTGGTGGTAATGGTTCTCCTGATAATATCGGTAACGCTGTTGGTATGTCAGGTGGTACTTTTAATCCAGTCAAACCAAAAGATCCTTCTTCACCAATTCCTACAGCAAATGGTGTTAAAGGACCATTTGGTTCATTAGAATATAAGTTATCTTACCTTATAGAAGATATTTCAGAAACAGCAGCTTCTCTAATAAAAACTGAAAAGGATGGTGAGTTTATTGACATGGTTACAGGTAAACTTGTAACTGCCAAGCAACTTACAGCAAAATTACAAAACTTCTTAGGTGCTATATTCACACAGGTAATTGGTGCTATCAGACAATCACTAGCAAACCTAGCAGAACAATTAGATGTTGTAAGTTTATTAGCAGGTGCTACTGGTATTCCATTTGTTGTTTTCTCTACAATTCAAACAGCAGTCACACAGATTCTAAGTCAGTTATGTGTTATTGATAGTCAATTACTGGGTTATATTGCTAATCCTGTTGCATCAGTAACAAATATTTTAAATGATTTTTTAAATGGTCTCATTGATAAAGCATCAATGGTCTTACAGAGTGTTCAAAAGGTAATTGATGATATTATTTGTAATGTTCAATCTATTCTTAACAAGGCATCAGGAATTGTTAGTAGTGTAAAAACTATTGTAGATGGTATTGGTAAAGCAAAAGAAATTATCGATGCTTGGGAAAAAGGAACAGCAATTTTTGAAGCAGGCACAGACTTGTTTACAAAAGGAATTACATCAATAACTGGATTGATGGCATTGTTCATCAAATTTACTGCGGGTAACTGTAATAGACCTGTTGATGGTGGTAAAGATACTGTTGGTTGGTATCCTTTATTTGGTGTCACACATTGTACTGAAAGTGAATTAGAAAGTATTAATAAAATTAGAGGACGTAGTGTAGGTAAATGTGGTGATAACGATCAAGGTGGTCTGATTGATAACATTTTTAATAAAGCAGATCCATATATTCAGACTGCTACCACATATATCAATGGTGCATATGATTTATATGTTGGAACACCTGGTAGAGAAGGAACTCAAAGAAAGAATGAAAACGGAACTACACATACATCAATAAAACTTAACAATAAAGAACATGCTAAGTGGAAATGGTTACAGGAAAAAAGGAAACAAAATCCAGATTTATCTGATGAACAGTTAGAAACTCAATACACAGAGTATCTTAAAAAACAAACTGGTGGTAATAATGATGATGCAGTTTTAGTTGCAGATCACTCTTCTTTTGCAGGTAACTATACAAAGGAAGTTCATGGTGACGATTGCTCACAGATTGATGGTGATTATGTTCGTACTATTGATGGCGACTATTTCTTAAAAGTTACTGGTGATTGTCATATTGAAGTTGGTGGTGCTTTCTTAATGGATGCAGAAGGATCTCCTAAGGTCGTTGATAAAAATGGTAATAGTAAGAATAGTAGAGTTCAAAAACATACTATTAAGTTTGGATCTGATATTGATATGAGTGTTGTTGGTGCTAAGTTTGAATTACAAGGTGCTGAGTGTAATCTAGCATCTACATCAACTAAAATTACTGGTAGTATTTTTGAGAACTCTTCATCACAACAAACATGTAGTGCTGCAGAAATGATTCTTTCAGCAGATAATGCTATTACCATTGCTACAACTACATTATTTG